TTTCCAATCCGAACAAAGATGATGATTTTTTTATTAGACAAACAATAACATCTGGAGGTAAACCAGGAGCAATTGATAACGGTTTACTAGGAATACAAAGTATTTCAATCAAAACAAATACCGCCTTTACCCCAAGAATAACAGTGAGATTAGTTGATATTAAAGGAAAGGCGTTATTTGAAGGAGCGGATAATTCACCATACGCGGCATTTTTTAATCTACCCTACCCAACATTTTACCTAACAATCAAAGGTTATTATGGTAAAGCGGTAAGATTACCTTTGATGTTACAAAGTTTCAATTCAACATTCAACTCATTTCGAGGAGACTTTGATATTACACTAGAATTTGTAACTTACAAATACTCTGTTTTACAAGAAATTAACATGGGGTCTCTTTTGGCGACACCACATATGTACAAATCAAGAGTCAAAATTCAAACACTTCAAGGTAATCCGTCTCAATTCTCACCTATTGACGATGCAATTGTCGAAATCGGATATCAAAAGGTTAAGGAGATGTATAGTGAATATAAATCCAAAGGTGTTATATCCGATGATTTTCCTGAAATTACGATAATTCAGTTGCAAAACAAAATTGAAAACTTAGTTAAAAATTTAACTGATAAATTTTCTAAGGAAGATTTAACCCCTTTGACATACTGTGAGAATTATAGAAACGACATAAAAAACTTCGGTAAAAAAGTTTATTATGCTCTTGAATCATGGTTTGGAAAATACATGGACACCAAAAATTATTTTATCCTTAAAAGTGAAGGATTGAAAAATCCTACAGGTAATCTAAAACAAACAAAAATTTATCCGTTTAAAGAAGAGTTCAAACCACAACAGAAACAAAAAGATGCTATTGCAGAACTCAAAGGTATCATCCAAGAATATAAAAAATCTATGGAAGAAAATCCAACTGTTGGTTTGAATGGTAAATATAAAATTAATAATGTTGAAAAAAAGTCATCGATTCCTTTCAAAATCACATATGATATGTTTGTAAAAGAAATTCAAAGTGTTAATGACATTGATGTAGAAGAAACATATAGACAACTCAAGGGAAATAGTCAACCCACTAGTGCTCAAACAGAGGCGTTTAAGGCCGAAATATTAACAAAAAATTTAATTTCTGCGGGTAGTGTTGACATAGGAAACCAAGATTTACAACCAAAGTATTTTTATCATTTTTTTGAAGGTAAAGGGTCTTTTGTTGACGCTTTGGATGATATGAGTAAAAACCTCAAGATTTACAGTGAAGATATTGAATCGGAATTAACAATTGCTCTTTCTAAATTCATAGAGGATAAAAATAATGGTTTAGGGTTTACTCCAACAATAAGAAATGTTTTGGCGGTTTATTTCGCAAATGGAGAAGCTTTTTTACGACTATTAGACGATGTTCATCGACAAGCTTGGGAACAAAGAAATGCTGAACAAAGAAAAAGTGTTATTTTTGACAAACAGGTTGCTGGAGCAAGTCAAGATAATATTTCATCAGGAGAAGATGAAACTATTCCCGTTTATCCGTGGCCACAAATGATTGTTGAAACCACTGGAGAAAAAGGACAAGAAAAATATGAAATAACTTATCCTGGTGATAGAAAAGTAATAGATAGAACTAAAGCTTATCTATATGATGTATGGCCTGAAGTTGAATTTGTTGAAGAATTTATAAAAGGATTTGTTGAAAGAACATTACCTCCAGCAGATATAACCGCGAATTCAAACGAAACACAACAAATACAAAGAATATCTTTAAACGCTATAGAGTACCCAATAGGAAATGATGTTTATTCAAACAAAGAAGAGGTAAAGTATTTTTACGAAATGTATGAAAGATTACTTTATACATCATTCTATTCTAGATTATCAAGAAGTAATCCCTTGACCTCTGATGCGGATAAAATAACCAATTTGATTGCTGAATGTGAAAGTATAAATATTACCAAAAGTTTATCTAACGATAACCCATTTTTGATTCAAAAATTAAAACAATATGGTTTCAATGCCACAAATTTCACAATAATATTAAGACAATTTTCTAATCAAGGTTTGGGACCTAGTTGGCAAAATTTTATTAGAGGAATTTTTAATACTGCATACATAAAAAACACCGTAGACAACTCAAGTACAGAATTTTATTTTTCCGATAACAATGTTGACTTATTTAACCGTAATCAGAATCAACCTCTGATTTCATTAACAAATGAAAACGAATTTGTTGAATATATTGATAATTCAACAACCTCTAATAAGTTTGACATGTTGGACATATTTCCATTTACTAATACTGAGTGGGATAAAAAATATCTTGCAAATGGAAATTCAATTCTTAAATCCGAAAATAGTTTTGACACTACCAAAACGTTACTTTTCAACACAACCAATAAAGTAATTTGTAGTTTTTCCTCTGACTTAAGTGTTGAAAAAATTAGACCTATTACAACGTTCAATTACAATTTACTAACTAAACCAGAGGTTGACAACGCCACCAACTTAAAAACATTTTATAACAATAGAAAAGATAATTTACAATTACCCACAGAGGGTAATGTAAAATACCTTAATTATTCAGGACTAGTTGACAGTGTACAGACAACAAGTATGTTGAATACGCCTTATTTAATTAATTCAATTCAAAAAGGGGTTCAAAATTTCAGGGATAATGACCCATATCCGTTTGTTGAAGCGTCGTATCTTTTTTTAAATAGTTTACCTTTAGCAACCCTAAGGGAAAAATTTAGAGACGATAACAAAACAACTCCTCCATCAGCCACGGATTTGGATTATATTTACGCATCATTGAAAAAATTCGGTGCGATACACAAAGTACCTTATGCGTGGATATTGAAAATTGGTTCAGTATGGTTTAGGTACAAAAAATATGTAAATGACGGTATAGATATACTCGATGATGTTTGGACAGGTTTCAGTTATACAAAAAACTATGACCCTGTAACAACTGCCAATACAAGAAATTATGGGTTGATAATAAATGGGGCACCAATTGACATAGTTCTACAAAAAGATACTGTCATAGGACCTGAAACGTCAAGTTTGATTAATACAGGATTTTATCCTAAGTTGATAAATGACTTTAACGTTTTTACTCAAGGATTTAACATTATAAATCCCTACTTAACCATTACAGGTACTTGTTTAGTGTCAACTACATTGATGACAGTGAATACTGTTACAAGTAATAACTTACAAATTGGAAGTATAATATCTGGATTGGGGTTAATTGAGGGTACAACCATAACAGGACAAGTTTCAGGTATATCGGGAGGGGTTGGTGTGTACAGTGTTAATCCTCCTCAAAATACAGGAACAGTTAATTTCACGGTAGCAAATAGTACAATCCAAGGATATTCGGATTTGGATATCCAAAACGCATTAAACAACTCTGGATTAACATTAAATTATTCTCAAACGGCTATCATTAACCAAACTGAAGGATTTGACCCATCAAACCCTTTGAGGGATTTGAGAGTTATACCTTGGAGTGTAACAGTGAACACTCCTGATAATAATTTTATGTACATATTTCCCTCTAACGGTTCTATCATAAATCAGACATTGAACGAGTGTTTTTCGAACAACCAAACGAAACTCAAAATAGAGGTAAATAATAATCAATCAATGTATGATGGTTCGGTCAGATTGTTTTGGGCGGCTCCAAACTATGGTTATTTTGATAATTCGAAATTAACCAAACCAAGTCCCGAAGAATACATGAAAGAAATTCTAACGGGACAATCACAACAAGAAAGTTTTTCGATTAATGGAAAAAATAGTAGATATTCTAAAAACAGTGAGTTGTTGTCTGTTTTTGAAAAAAATATATTGGATAGATTTGAACAGGAATTCTTAAATTTTTCTAAGTCAATTTACGATTATAATGTTGACCCAACAACAACCGTTGAAGGAGAAACTGTTGCTTCTTTTAAAAACTTCCAAATGTTGTTCAAGAGTCTGTTGAAACTACCTAAAATAACAGGAACAACAGGGCAAAACGTAATTCAAGACGTACAAAATGAACAATTAAAAATAATTCAACCAATTTTGAAAGGGTTTTTAACTTATGATGTAATGTTCAAATATGGTAATCCAGGTAATTTTGATAAAAGATTATTTTATACTTTTTCAAATTTACCAATAACGGATGAATATACTTGGGGTAGTTATAAGTTTACAACGCCAGATGCTTTACCTGTAAATGGGGGTACAACAACCCTATTAACATCTCAAGTGACCTATCCATTGGCTTGGTCGGCACTCAGAACATATGTAGGTTTTTCAGAAATACCTGAGTTGGATTATACTGACAATGGTTCTTACATTACAGATTTTTTTATTGACTTAAATATTCCATTTACAGTTGAAAATGTTATAAATTTAGCTCCAATCATAAAAATTTATGCTACACAAAAGTTAAATCAGTTCCAACCAGATAGTATTCCACCAACAACACCTCCAATAAATCTACCACCACAAAGAGTTGGATTGGCTATCTTGAAAAGTGGTAACACTATTAGTATAACTCAAACAGGTTCTAAGTATTATACTTTACTTAAAAATCCATCTAACACAATTATTTTTGAAAGTTTAGATGTTGAAGGTCAACCATCTCAAGCTTTTTACCAACAACTTATCGACCAAACAATAATAGACGTTTACAAAGCATTAGCAACTAATTCTAATGACGAGCAGTATATTGTTAGTTTTACCTTCGACCCTATAGACGAATATCCCCAAATACCCGACCCAATTTCTAAAGAAGGGTTAACTAAATTCTATACAACTATGACAAATTATTTGTTGGGGGTAAATAATTTTATAGGTAAAATAATCAATAACTTGATACCAAAACTTCAGTCGTCATTACCAAATGTGAATAATGTACCTGAAGGAAGGAATGAATCGGACTTAGAAGGACCTCAGACAAAACTTGAGTTATACGAATCATTCAAATCTTTAAACGACAAATGGATTTCAGGAAACGATTTTAAAAACAAGACATTATTTGAAGACATTTTACTTTTAGACAGGGCGAGTAGGAATATAGGTGACGAAATACTTGTTGATATCTATAAGTTAAAAAGTGATTTAACAAACATTAATGTAAAAGCAGGAATGTTGTCGTATGTACAAAGTTTATTAATTGATAATCATTTTGTTGTTTATAATATGCCGTCTTATGTAAATTTTTATAATGTACAGAACGCGGTTAAAAACCCAAAACCGAGAGCGGAGGGTAGTTTAGACTTCGCAAATACAATGTTTGGTACATACATGAATGTTGATTACAGAGAATCAACCTCAAAAATGGTTTGTGTGTACGCTGGAAAACCTAGTGAGATTGTGGATATAAAAAATAACGTTGATTTTAGATATAGGAATGATGCATTTGATTTGAGAAGGGCGAGTGATAATCCACTAATTGAAAACTTGGTGGGTAAAAATGATTGGGATAAATCTAACAAAGTAGTTGGGTTCAATGTGGACTTCGGGCCACAAAATCAAAGTATTTTTAGTAGTTTTTCAGTTGGACAACAAGCTGGATTGGCGACCGCTGAATCATTACAGGTTTTAAATCAGATGGCGAATCAAGCGGGAAACAGAGGTGGAGCAACCCAAAGTGTGTCGTTATACAATGTTTATAAAAACAGAAGTTATACTTGTTCTGTTAATATGATGGGAAATGCGATGATTCAACCCACAATGTATTTCAACTTGAGATACGTACCAATGTTCAACGGACCTTATATGATAATGGAGGTTACTCATAATATAACTGCAGGTAACTTTGAAACTAGTTTCAGTGGTGTAAGACAACCTGTTGCTGGACTACCCAAAATAGATGGTTATCTTCAGTCGATTCGAAATAATTTATTAAAGTCTATTGTTGACAAAAATAAAGAAAAACCTAAAGAAGGTACTAAAGATGCACAAGGTAATGTAATTTCACAGTCAAATGCGATAGTTGCAAGTGCTAATAGTGGGAAAGAGTTTAGTCAAACAAATACTTGTACTCCAAGTAATAGTTATATGGATTACATATCAATTACCCCACAAATAACTAAGTACAATCATTCTACAATAAGACAACAAGTAATCAATCAAGTTTTGGCGTTTACTCAAGATGATGGAAAGTTAAAATACGCAATTTTTGTTGCACTTTATTTGGAATCTGGTACTGCAACTGGTTTTGAGGCGTTCGAGAATAATTTTGCGGGTATTACTTTAGACCAAAATTGGGCAAATCAGTCTAGATTTTTTAACGATAATTCAGAATATTTTTGTTTGAAGTCGGATACTACTACATTACCATATGCCGTTTTTGATGATATATCAAATAATATTTCAGTACTCATAGAAAGATGGTATCTCAGGACAGGTTCGATAACTTCGATTGACGCATCCACTCTTACAAAGTTTTGGGCTATCAATAGAAGAGCAAATACTTCTGAAGGACAATCTGCTTACAATCAGTTAGAAACCCAAACTGCTACATTATCTAATTTAGTTGCAAAGGCTCAAAAAGCGTTGGACATTTGGAAATCTTTAGATAATGTACCTACTCCTACACCAACTCCGTCACCAACACCATAATTTTTTAATTATATTACGATATTTATAAAAAAAAGACAAAATGAATACAAAACTTATTTTAGATAACTATTTGGGTAAAAATACCAAAGTTACAGAAAAAGACATGGGAGACGGTACTAAACAAGTATGTGATTTAGATACTGGTGACTGTTATACTATCAGAATGAAAGACGGTTTGATAGAAAGAGTGGATAACACTGTAAACAAAAACAAAAAGATTCAGGTTGAAACCAAAACAGGTATAAAACAATTATTAAACGGATAATTCAAATGAAAGTAGATTTAAAAATCATAGAGGAATTGGAGAGATATAGAAAAATTAATAACTATATCACCGAGCAAGAAGCAACTTTACCTCCACCACCCGTACCTGAACCTGGTGCGGAAGCATTACCCCCACCACCACCTCCAACAGGAGAGGTAGGAGCTGCGGCTCCACCACCCGCTCCTGCGGCTGAGGGAGAACCTGTCGGTGATGTCGGAGAAAAAGTAGATACTTCTACTGACCCCGAAGTAGAAAAAATTGGTGACAAAAAAGAAACAGGTAAAGAAATAGAAGTTACTGATTTGGTAAAATCACAAAGAAATGTTGAAAAAAAACAGGAAGAATATTTTGAAAATTTATTTAAGCATTTAGATGATTTGGAAAATAAGTTGTCCACTATGGATAGTATTATGAACAAACTAAATGATTTGGAAACCAAAGTAGAAAAATATAGGGTTAAATCACCTGAAGAAAAATTGGAATTAAGAAGTTTGGATTCAGGTCCTTACAATCAAAAACTGAGTGATTTTTTTACAGACAAACAAGACGACCTTGAAAAATCAGGAAAAAATGAGTATATATTAACACAACAAGAGGTTGAAAATTATTCTCCAAACGAAGTCAAAAGAAGTTTCAGAGTTTTTGGAGACGACGAACCTGAATTTACAAATTTCAAAAGAGTACAATAATATATCCCCGAAAGGGGATATTTTGATTTGACAAATATACGGCAGACACTTATTATTAGTAAACAAATTAAAATTTATACATTATGGCGACTAACAGTTTAGAAGCGATTCTTGCTCAATATGAGCAGTCATCGAAAGGGGGCTCATCTTCCTCCTCAATGTCTCAAGATGAAAGAATGAAAAAATACTTTGCGGCAATTCTCAAAGACAATGAAAAACAAGGCCAAAAAAGATTAAGAATCCTACCAACAAAAGACGGGTCAACCCCATTCAAAGAAGTTTGGTTCCACGAAGTTCAAGTGGATGGTAAATGGCAAAAGTTCTATGACCCAGGTAAAAATGACAACGAACGTTCTCCACTTTCAGAAGTTTGCGAAGAACTAATGTCAACGGGTAAAGATTCTGACAAAGAACTTGCAAAACAATACAAACCCCGTAAATTTTACATTGTAAAACTTATTGACCGAGACAATGAACAAGACGGAGTAAAGTTTTGGAGATTTAAGCACAATTATAAGAATGAAGGAATCTTGGATAAGATTATTCCAATTTTCAGAGCAAAAGGGGATATCACAGACCCTGAAAAAGGTCGAGACATCATTCTTGAAATGACTAAAGCGAAAACTCCAAAAGGAGCAACTTACACAGTAATTCAAACCGTTATGTACGATGACCCAAGTCCAGTGAATGAAAAGAAAGACATTGGAAAATCTTGGGTAGATGATGAATTATCATGGGAAGATGTTTATTCTAAAAAACCTGTTGAGTATCTTGAAGCAATTGCTCGTGGAGAAACTCCCAAGTGGGATAGCGATAAGGGAGGTTATGTTTACGGTAATTCTACCACTTCTGAACAATCTTACGGTGGTAAATCAAGTAAAATTGTAGACCCACAGGCAGATTCTGAACCTGATTCCGAAATGCCATTCTAATTTTAACAAGCATGGACACAATCATAGACATGTTGTCCATGCTCTTTTTTTTACTTAAAATTTATTAAATATGGACAAAGAAAACAAAATTACACAGTTGATGTACGAATCTCTCATGAGAAAATACGAGTCACAAGTTGCCGAAGCGGAAGCTACTTTACACATTTATTTTACAAATTCAGTTGGAATTGGAGAACATCCCCAACAATTAGAAGAAATGGATAAATTTGTTGAGAAGTTAGCAAACGCTAAAGACAAACTTGAAACTATTAAATCATTTTATAAATATAATTAATTATGGCAATTAAAAAGAAAGAGATTAGTTTATCCTCAATAAAGGAAAAATTCTCTACAAAAACAAAATACAAATCCGAAAACTACTATAATTGTGGTGAAGCTTTTATGGAGGCGTGTGGTTTACCAGGACCTATTATGGGAGGTATAAACATGTTTTTGGGTCACTCTAATAGTAGTAAAACTACCGCAATGATTTTAGCGGGGGTTGACGCTCAGAAAAAAGGACATTTACCTGTTTTTATAATCACAGAAAAAAAATGGAGTTGGTCACATGCGGTTGAATTAGGATTACAGGCAGAACAAAATCAAGACGGAGAATGGGATGGAGATTTTATCTTTAATGATAGTTTTGATTATATTGAACAGGCGACTGATTATATTAATGAATTATTAGACGCTCAAGAAAAAGGAGAATTACCGTATAATTTATTATTTTTGTGGGACTCCGTAGGTTCAATCCCCTGTAAAATGACATTTGAGGGTAAAGGAGGTAAAATGCACAACGCATCTGCCTTAGCCGATAGAATTGGAATGGGAGTTCATTCAAGAATCTCAAAATCAAAAAAAGAAGAATACCCATATTATAACACTATGGTTGTAGTTAACCAACCTTGGGTAGATTTACCCGATAATCCATTTGGACAACCTGAAATTAAGGCTAAAGGTGGTGAAGCGTTATGGTTAGCATCTTCATTAGTATTTTTATTTGGTAATCAGAAAAAAGCTGGTATTAATCACATTACCGCAACTAAAAATGGTAGAACTGTTCGATATGCAATTAGAACAAAAATATCAATAATAAAGAACCACGTAAACGGACTTGGTTATAATGATGGTAAAATAATTGCAGTTCCTCAAGGGTACATCTCAGATACTAAAGAGGCGTTGGAAGAATATAAAAAACAATATTCTAGTTATTGGAACGCAGTTTTATCAGGAACAGGTGAGATTTTACTTGATGAGACTGAAGAAACTGATGTTGAGTCTTAAAAAATAGTAACCATTTAATAAAAACAATTAAGTGATAAAAACACTTTTGGTTGACGGCACCAATTTAATGAAAATAGGTTTTTATGGGGTAAAGGACTTCTACCATAAAGGTCAACATATTGGTGGTATATGGCATTTCCTAAATACTATTAGAAGATTTATTGAAGAACAAAATTTTGATAAAGTAGTTGTATTTTGGGATGGAGAAGAAAATTCTTTAAGTAGAAAACTTCTCTATCCGAGATACAAAGAAAATCGTACAAAGGAAATTAATGAGTACAAAGAGAGTTCCTTCCAAAGTCAAAAAGAACGAGTAAAACAATACTTAGAGGAGATGTTTATTAGACAAATAAATGTCGCTAACAATGAGGCGGATGATTTAATCGCATACTATTGTCAGATTTCTCACAACGAATTTAAAACCATTTTTTCGTCAGATAAAGACCTTACACAACTTATTTCGGATAAGGTGAGTGTCTATTCCCCATCGGCAAAACAAACGTATAAGAACGGGGATAAAATCAAAATCTATGACTATTCCATCCCGCATGAGAACGTAAAAACCTATAAAATATTGGCGGGAGATAAATCCGATAATATTGATGGGATTTATTTTTTAGGTGAAAAAACTTTAATTAAATTATTTCCTGAGTTGCTTGACGAAACGGTTAATATAACCGATATTCTAACAAAGGCGGAAAGATTGTTATCTGAGGATAAAGATAATACAGTATTAAAAAATCTTCTGTCAGGAAAAACAAAAACAGGAATTTACGGAAACGAATTTTTTGAAATTAATGAAAAAATTATAGACTTATCAAAACCACTAATCACTGATGAAGGTAAAACACTCGTAGAATTATATTACACAGAATCTTTAGACCCTGATGGTAGGGGTCACAGAAACATAATAAAAATGATGATGGAGGATGGATTTTTCAAATTCCTTCCAAAAGGGGACAACAATTGGGTTAATTTTTTAACTCCATTTTTAAAATTAACAAGAAAAGAAAAGAAAAAACACAAAAACAATTAAATAATATGAAAGAGCAAGAATCAACAAAACTAGAGTTTCTCATGATGGTAAATGATAACATCATAGTACAACGATTTTTCAACGTGAGGGATTATAACCCAAATGCAAAAAATTCTCTACAACTTTATGAATATCTACAAGATTTCAAAAGGATGTTCGAGTATGAATTGAAGATGAAAACCGTTGAATACATGTTGGAGCACCAATATGAAATTATGTCGAACCCCGCAATCATGGATACCTCTAACACAAACGGACCAGAACACTTCAAAATTTATTTGAAGATGGGTGATATGACAATTTGTCAGAGGCAGATGGACGCAAAACTATTTCCTCCAAAAATAAGATACACCGTAGACATCCGTCCGCACATAAAAAGTTTGCTTTTCGATTTAACTGACATTTTTTCTTCCAAAAAATTAACTTACGAGTACTTGGATATTCCTTTGGCCGCCTAATATTTATTAAAATAAAAGAAAAAAAACATGGCGACGAACAAAAATTTTGATTATTTAGGAAACACTTTTCAGATTCAATTACTGAATCAAATCATCGTAGACAAAGACTTTGCAAGGTCTATAATTGATGTTCTTGATGTGAATTATTTTGATAACAAATACTTCAAATTAATTACACAGATGGTTAAGGAATATTATGGTAAGTATGAACACATTCCCACATTTGATACTTTAGAACAGATAACTAAGTCAGAGTTACAACAAGAGTTGGCATCAAAAATAGTATTAGATATGTTAACTAAAATCAAAGATGCTCCAATTGACGGAGGGTCTTTTGTTCAGGACAAAGCACTTAAATTTTGTAAACAACAAGAATTACAAAAGGCTATTACGAAGGCTCAGAAAGTAATTGATGGTGGAGAGTTTGAGAATTACGAAACACTAGAAACCGTAATTAGGGAGGCTCTTCAAGTAGGAGAAAGAGAAGATGGAATGTCAGATGTTTTCTCGAACTTGGATGATGTTTTAAACGAAGATTTTAGACATCCAATTCCCATAGGGATTCCGTCCATCGACAGACTTTTAAAAGGTGGTTTGGCAAAAGGAGAAATTGGGGTTATATTAGCACCTACAGGTGTTGGTAAATCAACCTTACTTACAAAAATATCAAATCATGCGTTTAATTTGGGATACAATGTACTTCAGATATTTTTTGAAGACAATCCCAAAATCATCCAAAGAAAGCACTTTACTCTGTGGACTAAAATTCATCCCGATGACATGTCCAACAAAAAAGAAGAGGTTATGCAAAAAGTTCAAGAAGTTAGGGATAATATGCCAAACAAACTTGTTCTTAAAAAATTACCATCTGACACTATGACAATGTTACAAATTAAGAATCAAGTTAGAAAGTTGATTGCGGATGGGATTAGAGTTGATATGATTCTTTTAGATTATATTGACTGTGTTGTTCCAGATAAAAACTTGGGAGACGAGTGGAAATCAGAAGGGTCAGTAATGAGAGCTTTTGAAGCAATGTGTCACGAACTTAGTTTAGTCGGATGGACTGCAACACAAGGGAATAGAAGTTCAATATCATCCGAAGTTGTAACAACAGACCAAATGGGGGGTTCAATTAAAAAGGCTCAAGTAGGTCACGTTATCATATCAGTTGCAAAATCTTTACAACAAAAAGAAATGAAACTGGCAACGATTGCAATTACTAAGTCTAGAATCGGTGATGATGGAATAGTTTTTGAAAATTGTAAGTTTGATAATGGAATGTTAGAAATAGATACAGAATCTTCAGTAACTTTCTTAGGTTTAGAAGAACAAAAAGAAGAACAAAACAGACTAAGGATTAAAGACCTTTTAGAAAAAAGAAAACAACGAGAAAATAATAATTAAAAATATGGAAAAAATTTTAGTAGAAAATCCAAACAGGTTTGTGCTATTCCCAATACAATATAATGATATTTGGGAGTATTATAAGATGCATCAAGCTGCTTTTTGGACGGCTGAGGAAGTAGATTTATCAGGAGACATTAGAGATTGGGAAAACTTATCCGACAACGAAAAGTATTTTGTCAAAAATATACTATCTTTTTTTGCCGCTTCTGATGGTATTGTTAATGAGAATTTGGCGGAAAATTTTTATAGAGAAGTCCAATATCCTGAAGCAAAGTTTTTTTATGGGTTTCAATTAATGATGGAAAATATACATTCCCTAATGTATTCCTTATTAATCGATACTTACGTTTCAAATCCAGAAGAAAAAGATGAATGTTTTCACGCAATTGACAGATTACCTGCAGTTCAGAAAAAAGCAAAATGGGCGTTAGATTGGATTGAAAACGCTTCCTTCGCAGAAAGATTGGTTGCATTTGCAGCAGTCGAAGGAATTTTCTTTTCAGGTTCTTTCTGTTCAATTTTTTGGTTAAAATCTAGAGGTATTATGCAAGGATTGTGTAATGCAAACGCCCTTATTTTTAAGGATGAAAATTTACATTGTGATTTTGCAATTCACTTACTCAATAATCATGTGGAAGACAAACCAAGTGAAAAAAGAATAAGAGAAATTCTATTATCTGCTCTCGAAATTGAAAAAGAATTTATTACAGAATCTTTACCAGTTTCTTTAATTGGTATGAACCAAAATTTAATGAAACAATATTTGGAATTTGTGGTTGACGGACTATTAGTTAAAATGGAGTGTAAAAAACAATTTAACGTAGAACAACCATTCAAATTCATGGAACAAATTGCAGTAGAAACTAAAGGAAACTTTTTCGAATCAAGAACTGTTGAGTACCAAAAAGCTAAACTCAACGAAAAAATATCTTTCACCGACGATTTTTAAAATTTAAATATATGATGTCATTAAGAATAAAAAAACGCAGTGGAGAAGATTCGTCTTTTAATCCACAAAAAATTTACAATAGAATAAAAAGAGCTGCAAAAGGATTGAATGTTAATTCTGATGAGATTTTTATTAAAGTAATAACATCAGTACCAACTGAAGGTATTATTACAACTAAAGAACTCGATAAATTAATTTATGAAATTGCCGCGGCCTATACAGGAAGTCACCATGATTATTCCCGTTTAGCGTCATCAGTTGCAATATCTTCTTATCATAAAGAAACAAATCATAGTTTTTATGATACTATGATGGAATTACATTCTCACGGTATTATTAATGGTGAATTTGTTGATACAATGGTTCTTTATGGTAAAGAAAGTATTGACGAAGTCATAAACCACGATAATGATTATAACTTTGATTATTTTGCGTGGAAATCTTTATCGGAAATGTATTTGTTAAAATTACCAAACGGTAAAGTTGTTGAAAGACCTCAACATATGTACATGAGAGTTGCTTTATGGGTAACAAAATCTTTCGAACAGGCCGTTGAATATTACAAATCATTGTCAGAACAATTAATATCTCCAGCGACACCAATCATGATTAATTCAGGTACGAAAACACCTCAATTAGCTTCTTGTGTTTTACACTATAATGATTCGGATTCAAGAGAGGGTCTACTTAATACCATGAGAGATATTTCAACATATTCCTCTGATGCGGCAGGTATCGGACTTTCAATGTCAAATATCAGAAGTAAAGAAAGTCGTATTTCAACTTCAGGAGGTTATGCGGGAGGTTTGTTAAAATACTTAAAAATAGTTAACGAATCACTTAGGTTTTTTAATCAACAAGGGCGTAGACCTGGTTCTGCTGCTATATACATCGAACCTTGGCACAAAGACATTTTTGATTTATTAGAAATTAAGAAAAATACAGGTGCTGAAGAGTTAAGGGCGAGAGATTTATTTACCTCTCTTTGGATACCCGATAATTTTATGAGGGCGGTTAAAAATAACGAAGATTGGTATTTGTTTTGTCCTAACGACATCAAAAAAGCGGGTATCAAACCCTTACAAGAATGTTTCGGAGAGGAATATGAACAAAATTATCAAAAAGCAATAGAATACGGATTAGGTAAAAAAGTTAAAGCTCAAGAAGTTTGGAACAAAATTGTCGAATCTCAAATTGAAACTGGTGTTCCATATCTTTGTTCTAAAGACAACGCTAATAAAAAAACCAATCATCAGAATATTGGGGTTATAAAACAGTCCAATTTATGTAATGAGATATATCAATATACCGATGAGAAAACAACTGCGATTTGTACTTTGTCATCTATGGTACTCAAAAACTATGCTAAGGACGGAGAGTTTGATTTCGAATTATTGTATAAGGAAGTCAGAAAAGTAGTTAGGGCATTAAACAAGGTAATTGACATCAACATCTACTCTACTGAAAAAGGTAAAAGAGGTGGAATGGAACAAAGGGCAATAGCAATTGGTACACAAGGACTTGCAGATGTGTTCTATTTGATGGATTTTGTTTTCACATCAGAAGAAGCAAAAGAATTAAATAAAAATATCTTTGAAACAATTTATTTTGCTGCTATTTCTGAAAGTTGTTCTTTAACTAAATCAGGGGAATACAAACCATATGACTTTTTCAACGGTTCTCCAATGTCTGAAGGTATCTTCCAATTCGATATGTGGGGAATCAGTGAAAAAGAATTTTCAGGAAAATGGGATTGGACTGCTTTAAAGGAGGAAGTTAAAGATTATGGAATTTGTAACTCATTGTTTACTGCTCAAATGCCAGTTGCGTCATCCGCTAAAATTACAGGTTCTTACGAAATGACTGAACCAGCCCATTCAGCAATCTTCAACAGAAGAGTTGTCGGTGGAGAAATTATGATTGTAAATAAGTATTTAATCAATGATTTCGAAAAAATAGGAATTTGGTGTGAAGAGTTAAAAAATGAAATCATTTTAAATGAGGGGTCAATTCAAAATATCAATTTCAACAATTATTTAGACCAAGAAGATAAAAAATACAACACTAAAGTTAAAAGAACTGAACATTTGATTCAGAAATATAAAACAATTTGGGAAATTTCACAAAAAGATTTGATTACGATGGCGGCAGAAAGAGCTCCTTTCATAGACCAATCACAGTCAATGAATATCTATATGGGGAATCCGACGTTATCTAAAATCACTTCCTCTCATTTTTATAGTTGGGAGAAAGGACTTAAAACCCTTTGTTATTATGTTCGAACCAAAGCAATTTCTACAGGGGCAAAACATTTAGCGATGGACATATCAAAAATTGAAAAACCAAAATCTACACCTGAAGTAGCAAAAGTAGATTTCAGTTATATGAACTTACCACCAAAACCTGAAAATAGTCAATTTGATTGTTTTGGATGTTCATCTTAAAAAAATCCGATGTGTTATCCCGAGCTAGGTCGGGATTTTTATTTTCCCTCTATTTAAAAGAAATTATCACGACATATATTTATAGAATATGGCTGAGGGTAAAACATATGGAATAAATTTTCCTTTTCAGGATTCACTTAAGGGAAATTATCTTAATCTTTCCGAAGACGTTGATGCTGAAATAAGAAGTAACTTGGTTCATCTTTTATTAACAAGAAAAGGGACTAGATACTACTTACCTGATTTTGGTACAAGATTATATGAATATATTTTCGAACCTATGGATGGTCCGACATTTTCGGATATAGAGGGTGAAATAAGAGATGCCGTTGATGAATATATACCTGGAATAACAATTCAAAGAATTACGGTGAAACCCGCATCAGAGGGGGAAGAGGATAAAGGGTCGTTTATTGAAGACGATAAAAGAGTTTATAGAGTACCTGGTATAGGTGAAATGGAACACACCGCGAAAATAAGAATAGATTATATCATAACAGATTCTGCTTTCAACGAAAGCGATTTCGTTATTATTAATATTTAACAATATATGGCAAATAAAAAAATATCCTATACAACAAGAGATTTTCAGTCCATCAGGACAGAACTTATAAATTTTACAAGGACTTATTATCCTGAGTTGATAGACAACTTTAATGACGCATCCGTTTTTTCTGCGTTGTTAGATTTAAATGCTGCCGTATCAGATAATTTACAGTTTAATATAGACAGAAGTATACAAGAAACGGTACTACAATATGCTCAACAAAGGTCATCAATTTTTAACATTGCCAGAACCTACGGTTTAAAAATACCAGGACAGAGACCTTCGGTGGCTTTGGTTGATTTTTCGATTACTGTACCTGCTTTCGGAGATAAAGAAGATTTAAGATACTGTGGTATATTAAGAAGGGGGTCTCAAGTTAATGGAGCTGGTCAAGTTTTCGAAACGGTTTATGACATCGATTTTGCATCAGCTATAAATGCAGAAGGAGTGCCAAATAGACTCAAAATTCCTAATTTTGATGCAAATAATAAGTTATTAAATTATACAATTGTAAAACGTGAGACTGTTGTAAACGGTATAACGAAGGTGTTTAAAAGGGTTATAACTCCTAACGATGTTAGACCATTTTTCGAATTATTTTTACCTGAAAAAAATGTATTAGGTATAACAAGTGTTTTACTTAAGGATGGGACACAGTATTCGAATGTACCTTCTGCTCAAGAATTTTTGGGGTTAGATAATAGATGGTACGAGGTAAAGGCGTTAATAGATGATAGAGTTTTTGTAGAAGACCCCACAAAAGTTTCAGATTCGCCAGGAATTAAAGTTGGAAGGTATATTCAGACAAGTGATAAATTTATTACTGAATTTACACCCGAAGGATTTTTAAAAATGACATTCGGAGGAGGAACTCAATCGGCGGATGAACAACTAAGAGAATTTGCAAGAAATGGATACAAATTAGATTTGTACAAGTATTCGAACAATTTTGCTTTAGGGAGTACACTGAAGGCAAATTCGACTTTATTCGTACAATATAGAATTGGTGGAGGAACGGGAAGTAACTTAGGGGTGAACGTAATATCACAAATAGGTAATGTTTCTTTCTTTGTTAACGGACCTTCCGAATCCCTAAATACAAGTGTAATAAATTCATTATCTTGTACTAACGTTACTGCGGCCATAGGCGGAGCGGCATCACCAACAACTGAAGAAGTAAGAAACTTGGTCGCGTTTAATTTTGCTGCTCAAAACAGAGCGGTAACCGTAAATGACTACGATTCAATTATACGAACAATGCCTTCACAATTTGGGGCACCTGCAAAGGTATCGATTACAGAAGAAAATAATAAGATTATTATTAAAATGTTGTCTTACGATGAATCGGGTAAACTTACGGAATTAACATCAAATACCTTGAAAAATAACGTGGCAAATTACCTTTCAAACTATAGGATGATTAATGATTATATTTCAATACAAAGTGCTAACGTAATTGACTTGGGTATTAATGTTGATGTTGTGTTAGACAACAGTCAAAACCAAGGAGCGGTTATATCACAAATAATAAATTTGATTACTGAGTATTTCAATCCTGGAAACAGACAAATGGGTCAAAATGTATATATTTCCGAAATAAGAAGAATAGTCCAAAGCGAAAATGGGGTAATATCAGTTGCTGATATCCAAGTCTTCAATAAAGTAGGTGGACAATATTCATCATCACAAACCTCACAAAGATATTCTAATGAAGAAACTAAACAAATAGAACTAATCGATGACACTATTTTCGCAGAACCTTCACAAACCTACCAACTTAGATTCCCAAGTAAAGACGTAAATGTGAGGGTGAAAAATCTCAAGACCGTTAATTTCTCTTGATAATTTATTTTATAAAAAATTGATTTATCTTTTTGAAAATATACCATAAACTATTTATCAAAAAAGGTTAACGAATGTCCCAATCATATAGAATAAGAACACAAGTTGGTGTTGATAAATCCATTAAAGTATTAATAGAACAAGATTTTGATTTTTTACAAGTCCTGTCACTAAAAATATCTCAGAGTCAAATCTACACTCGACCTTGTTCAGATTATGGGGTTATAATTGGTAGAGTCACTGCCAACGATGGGTTCGGGATACCAAACGCTAAAGTATCTATTTTCATTCCTCTAACTTCGGAGGATGAGGAAAATCCTGTAATTAATGATTTATACCCATATAAAACACTTACTGACTTAAACGAAGATGGGTACAGATACAATCTTTTACCTTATGAAAAACAACATAGCGGACACAATCCAACTGGGACTTTTTTTACTAGAGAAGATGTATTAACGGACACAACATTAATCGAAGTTTTTGACAAATATTTTAGATATACCGCGAGAACTAACGAAAGTGGTGATTATATGATATTTGGTGTACCTGTTGGTTCACAAACTATTCATGTTGATGTGGATTTATCTGATATAGGAGAGTTTTCACTATCTCCACAAGATTTGATAAGAATGGGGGTTGCAACATCCTCACAAGTTTCAGGAACTGAATTTAAATCCTCAAGTAATTTAAACGAACTCCCGCAAATTATAACAATAAATAGAACTATTGAAGTTGAACCATTATGGGGGCAAACAGAAATATGTAATATTGGTATAACTAGAACTGACTTTGATTTAACCTCGGAAGCAAATATCAATATTACTCCGACTGCAATTTTTATGGGGTCGATAATTTCGTCTAATGACGACTCTTTCGTTAATAGAAAATGTAAACCAAAACTAAAAAGTGGGAACTTATGTAACTTAGTTACAGGGTTTGGAGAAATATTAGCCATCAGACAAACAATACTCCAAGATGAGAACGGCAGACCAATTTTGGAAACAATTTCTTTGGGAGAAGGTGGACAAGTAATTGATGATAATGTTACTTGTTTGATTGATGT